GTACCATTTTAAGTTTTTTGTCCATTTTAGCTGTTTTTGCAGTAATAGCATTGGTCATCATTTTACTAGCAACATCAAATACGTTGGCGGCATGTCTATCTTCTACATTTTGTCCAAGGTCCATTAGGTCCTGAAAAGCAGTCATTGCTCTTTGTGCATACGCATCCATATCACTGTCTAATGCTTCCAAATCCCTTACTTGTGGTAAGGCGGCATCTATCTTATCTGCTACATCTAATTGTTGTTGTAGCTGAGCAAGATCTAACCCCGTTTCTTCCTTTTTAATAGGTTCGTCTATTTCTTTTTTTGCAGGAGGTAAATCAAATACATCTTCAATTTTTTTGTTCATTATAAATCCTTATCCTCTTTCTAACCAAGTTATATACAATATCATTACCTTTATCATCATAATGACAATAATTGCCTCTATGTTTTTGCCAAGTATTATAAAAATCCATATGGTCTGGTTCAACAGTCAAATGTTTACTTAATTTTAAGTGTGACACACTTATGTACTTAGCAGTAATCAAATCCAGTATTCTAAGACGTAAAAGTTTATATATGTCTGTGTAGTATTCTTCATCAAAGTGATACTTCATATATCCTTGTGCGGCTTTTAGACTACTATTGAACAAACTAAACCTGTCCATAATGTCATTTGCAATTAAATCACAGTTTGCATGTAATTCTGTTTTATGCAATGGGTGATTCAGTGTATGAACTCTATATGGATTTGTATGACTTACTATTACAATGTTAAATTTAGTATGATCAATTTTCTGTAATTGTTTCCAAATTTTATATTCGCTTACTCCACACTGAGCTACATTAGTTACATCATATCTTTTTGCCAACTTATCAACCCAACCTCGTTCACCGGGCCATTTGGCGGCAAAACTATCTCCTGCTACTAGTATTCGCATTTTTTCTTTTTTTAGGATTGTTAAACAATTCGTTTTCTGTAAGCACTCTGAATCCAACTCCTTGTCGTTTTGCAAAGATTTTTGCGGCTTGCCATTTTGCTTCATTTACTATTGCTTGAGCTTTTTGGATAGGACTTTTTGCTTTAGCAAGAGTTTGTCCAGCTGGTTTTATTTCAATAAATTCTGCTTTGCGAGTATTCCATTTGTCTTCATATACTATAAAAAAGTCAGGTACATAATGTGTATTCTTATTAGTAGCTGGGTTACGATAAGGTATTCTATGACTTTCACTTGCCCATGCTAATATGTTTGGATGATCATCTAATAATCTCATAAATTTTAATTCCCATCCACTACGATATCTTGGACGGTGTTTACCTACATATTTTCGAGGATTCTTAACCTCATATATACCTTGTTGGAATTTATTTGCCATTCTAGTAGTATTTATTAGGTACTAACTGGCGTTACTATAAACGTATTTCCGTTTTGATTTCTTAAAGATTCATCAGGACCATAATTCTGTCCAACATAATCTCGTAGTATTTCTGTTTGTGCTACTTGTACACCTTGTCTATTAGCCACTGTGCTGGCTGTAGTAGATTCTAGACTTTGTCTTTCTGCTTGTTTAGAATTAATCAATGAACCATCAACAGCGCCAATGTTTATATGCTCTGGTGTAAATTGAACACTATATGTTGAAACAGAACTCTGTGAATAATCAAATGTACTATGCTGAACTTGACTTATCATACAATTATATAATACAGTTGTTCTACCTCCTTGAGTAGTATCTTTATTGTGTATTCTTATTTCTTCAAAGAAAAATCTAGCATTACTTGGGATAGTTTTAGCACCAAAGTGATGTGAGTCTCCAGCCGCAAACTTTGAATTAAGCATTTCATAACCACTGAAGTTTACTGGATCCATGTCATGAGCACCTGTTTCTGGATGTCCAAAATAATGTCCTGCATATGCTTTCATCATTGTTTGAAATTGATTGTCTTTTGTATCATGAAATAATACGTTACAAGGACCTGGAGTCATTCTAGTTGGAACGTATCTAATTCTATTGTATTGATTAACAGGCTGAAGGCCATAATCATAGTCTGGCATTACTACACTCGATACTCGATGAAAAGTAAAATTACGACCAAAGCTATCATCTTCCATAGCTACGTTTTCGTTAAGCATAAATTCTATACTGAAATTATATAAGAGCCTAGGCGTTTTGACCATTACTGCATCATCTGCTCCGTAATGCTCTGCGGCGGCATTGTATGGGCCGGTATTACTAGTTAATCCCATCCTTTGCTACCTAATTAAGCCTGTGTTCCGCCACCTGTTGCGTTACTTAAGGTCTGATCTATGTCAGCTCCTGTAAGTGTTGCATTTCCTGCGGCGTCAAAAATTTCTGCATTGTCATATCTAATACCAACTGTAACCTGCACTTGTTCACTACTTGCATAAGCCATGTCGCCATAACTAATATTTGCAATATAGCAACCTGCTAGTTCAAATTTGTCTAACACACCTGGTGTTGGACTTGAACCATCTAAAGTTTCCATAATTGTTTGGAACTTATAGCTTGAACCTGCTCTTGGGCCACTTTGGTTAGCATGATCTACTTGTCTGTTTAACTGGTTATTTAATTCTCTAAGCACTACACTATCAACGTCATCTCTTAATACAACAGACACTAGATCCCATGTATGTTTACCTGCAAGATAAATTCTTGAATTGTAAGCATCTAGTGGAATTTCGTCATGTGTTAGACTTGGTCTTGTTGTACTAATAACACTTCTGGTAGGAGTAGCACTAAAGCCTTCGCCTACAAACGTCACTCTAAAGCGATATTGTAGCTTAGGCATAATTGTTGTTGTGGATCCTGAATTGTCAGGAACGCCTAATGTTGTAATTACTGCCATTTTGATCTCCTCATAATACCGGCTAATTGTATTTATTAAAAACTGTCAAAAAAAATGGACTGCATGACACAGTCCATTAAGTATTCAGTTAATTTTATTAGTTTGTTGAGTTTAGTGTGCCTGTGTTGACCAATCTAATCGGAATGTAAATGAATTCTGCGGCTTTTGCTGGTTCAATAGCAACATCAACATAAAATTCGTTACGATCAATTCTTGCTGGTGTATTATTTGTATCGTCACATACTACTGCAAAGTCATTAAGTCCTCGTCTACTTAAAATGTCTGCAAGGAATCTTTCAAACACAACTTTAGCTCTTGCTCTAGTTTGTGCATCATTAATCTCAAATAAGAATGGACGAGCAATTTCATCAAATCTTTCTCTAAGGTATGCAACCAATCTAGCAACATTAACTCTATCTAAACTACTTGTAGTAGCATGTAGTGTTTTCTGTCCAAATACTATTGTACCTTGTCCAGGGAATGTTGTAATTGGGTTTATTTTGGCTGTATACATTGCATCACGTTGTCCTTGTGTTAAACTGATTGCTTTGAATTCGCCTTCGGTTGTAAGAAACCCAACTGCACTAGCATTTTGTACAACGCCTCTGGTAGTTCCTGCTGGAGCAAACCATTGGAAACTAATGTTGTCATTGTATGCAATAGTATAAAGTGCCATATGACTTGCAGGAACAGTAACAGTTTCACCATTTACTGGCTCTGTTGTTTGTCCACTTGGATAGTAAACTGCACTATATGTATTTTTAGTTACTAGTCCATCTTCTCCATTTTCTGCGGCACTTGCACTATTATTAGTCCAACTAATAATACTGGTTGGACCTTTACGCATTGGTGAATCAATAACAATAAATGCTGTCTCGCCTCTATCACTATTAAGTGTTACCATCTCATCAACTAGTTCAGGATAGTTTGGTGAAGCAATTAAGCTATACTTGTACTGTGGATCACGTAAGTCTGAACCTGTAATAGCCGCTTGCATTTTTGTTGCAATTACACCTCGTTGTGCATATCTACCAAAACGTCCGCTACCATCTGCATGATTGCTTACGCCATTTCTCCAAGCAGTACCATTCCATGCTCGAACTGTGTTCTTACTTTGTGCCATGTTTATCACAACCATTCCAGTTGGATAAACTGCTGGACTTGGACGACCTGTGATTGGTGCTCCACCTCCAGCTGTATCATCGATATCAGCAAACAATACACCGTTTGATGTCGTTTGATCTGAGTTACTGTGTAATACCCATGCATCATTCGCCGCATTTCTTTGATAAATTTTTGGATATGCTCGTTCGTTAGCTTGATTCTCAGCGGCTAATGTTGTGTCTACCCATATATCTTCTGCACTTGGTCCTGTTGGAGCAGTTGTCGAATATGTTGCTGTTTTTGCATCGTATGCACCAGCATTAACGCGATATACATCTAAACTATTAATAGTGTTATCGAACCAATACTGTCCAGTAGCGGCGGTAGCAGTTGGTGTCGAAGTTTGAGCTAATACATCACCTGAAGTAATTGCTCCTACTGCACCACCTGTAGTAATTTCACGAACTACGATTGTTGCTTTTGTATTTGCTTGTTGGTCTGCCAAGTAATTACCTACTATGGCTGTGCTCGTTGTTAGTGCAACGGTACTTGAACCGTTTTGTGGTACAAAGTCAGTAATTGCACCAGCACCATCTGCTTGAGTTGTACTAATACCTTGTACTGTTTGAAGGACGAATGATGTAGAACTAGTATTATATTCATAAAGTTTTAAATCAAGTCCATTACCTGGACTAGTTGTTTTGATCCAAATGTCGCCTGCACTAGGTGAGCTTGGAGCACTATAAT